TAACCTATAGCAGTGTTATGTGTGTTAGTAGTAGAACCGTTATCCATCGCGTTAAGTGAGTAGGCGCCAATAGCAACGTTTTGTGATTCTGTAGTATTAGCTGTTGATAAAGCTGAATATCCCATAACTACATTAGCCCCACCTGTAGTTAAAGCATCTCCTGCTAAACCACCAATAAGAGTATTTTGAACACCTGTTGAAATAACAGTTCCAGCTTGGTAACCTATTGCTACATTAAATGCGTTTGCACCTGCATTCTGTGCAAACAACGATTGATAACCAACAGCTACATTGTGACCATGGTCGTCTTCAGTACTAAGAGCTAAATAACCTACAGCGACATTATTACCACCTGTCGTTAAAGCATCACCTGCACCACTACCAATTAATGTATTACTACCGCCACTAGTTAATGCAGTACCCGCATTATAACCTATCGCTACATTATTATCGCCATTAGCTAAAGCATCTAGTGCGCTTATACCAATACCAGTATTATAAAAAGCATTGTCTAACGTGCCAGTAGTACTATGCCCGACAAGTAATGAACCAGTAAAGTTTGTACCTTCTATTTTATGAAACAAACCACCAGTACCGTCATATAACTCTGTAAAATTATCGTTTGTTATATCAAATGCTTCTCGCAGCGTGGATCCAGTTCCATCATTTGCTGCAGATCCTATATTAATAGTTTGTTTAGCCATTTATTTGTTTTTTTAATTCTTTTACTTCTGCACTTAATTCTTGTATTGATTTTACAAGCATTGGTATTATACTTGCTTGTGCAACCGTGTATTGATCAGCATTGTTAGTATCTACTATTCCACTATAATCAATACTTTCATTATCTAACACCTCTTGTACTTCTTGAGCAATAAAACCAGAGGCTTGTTTTCCTTTATCAGAATCAGTGTGTCTGTGGTTCCATTTAAACTTTCTAGGTTTTAATTTGTTTATAAACTCAGTACCTAATTCTAAATCCTCAATATCTGATTTATCTCTAGCATCAGATACAAAACTCCATGAACTAGCTGATCCTTGAAATCTAGCAGTTACACTTCCATTAAAAATATTTACTTCTTCATCAACACCAGCAGCAGACGCGGCAGCTTCAAAACCTATTAAAATATTTTTACTACCAGTTGTTAAATCATTAGTACCACTATCACCTGCTTCCGCACCTAAAATTGTGTTCTTAACACCTGTTGTAATCTCTGCACCAGCATTATAACCAATAGCAGCGTTCATACCATTACCGTCGTAATCTAAATTTTCTAAAGCATTACTTCCAACAGCTGTATTGTAACCACCAGTATTCTCTGTTTTCAAAGCATTAGCACCTATTGCTACGTTTCTAGTACCTGTTGTAATATTGAAACCTCCAGAACCACCAACCAACGTGTTTCTAACACCTGTTGTTACGTCATAACCAGCTCTATAACCTATAGCTACATTAAACATATCTGTATCAGAACCTTGTACTTGTACTTTTAAAGCTTCTTGACCAACAGCAACACTTTTATTACCTTGATCTTCAGCGCTCAAAGCTAGATAACCTATTGCTACATTTGAATCACCAGTTGTAAGAGCATCACCAGCTTTACCACCCATCATAGTATTATAAATACCTGTTGTAACTGATAAACCTGCATTATAACCAACTGCTACATTATACATATCAGTTGCAGAAGCTGGGTCCTGTGCGTATAAAGCATTTCTACCAATAGCAACAGATGCACTACCATCAACGTTTGTATATAAGGCCTGTAAACCAACGGCTACATTATCAGTACCAACTGTTGTTAATCTTGCAGCAGCATATCCCACTGCTGTATTTGATCCAGTTGTAATACTTTCCCCAGCTAATCCTCCTACTATAGTGTTTTTAATTCCTGTTGAAACAGATGTACCAGCGTTATACCCCACTGCTACATTATAAGCATCTTCCCCAGCGTCTTGAGTTGTTAAAGCTTGATAACCTACAGCAACATTAGCACTATGTCCATCTTCAGTACTAAGAGCCGCATAACCAATAGCAACATTATTACCACCACCATTAAGAGCATCACCAGCTAGACCACCAATAATTGTGTTTCTAATACCTGATGTAATATTAGTACCAGCGTTAAACCCTATACCAATGTTATGAGAATATGTTAAAGAACCATATGTTAAACTTGCTAAAGCATTATAACCTATAGCCATATTAGCTCTTGCGTTAGTTGTGCCTGACATAGCACTTCTACCTATAGCTACATTTTCAGCACCCGCAACATCACCACCAAGTGCGTTTTTACCAATAGCTACATTTTCAAAACCCGTTGTTAATGCGTCACCTGCTAAACCACCAACAATTGTATTACCTGCACCTGTTGTAACAGATTTACCAGCATGATACCCTACAGCTGTATTATAAATATCTGCATTACTAGTATTGTTTTGAGCTTCTAACGCACTCACACCTATAGCTATATTTCTATCACCTTGCGTTTCGCTTGTTAAAGCTTGATAACCCATAGCTACGTTTGAATTACCACTAGTTAAAGCATCTGCAGCTAAACCTCCTAATATTGTATTTAATGTACCTGTTGTAATGTTTTGTCCAGATAAATGTCCAATAGCAACATTAAAAGCTTCACCATCATAATTTTGATTTTGTAATGCTGAGTAACCTATAGCTACAGATCTACTACCTGTATCTTCTGTAGTTAATGCATAAGCACCTAAAGCTATATTATAACTACCCGTAGTAATAGCATCTCCAGCATGACCTCCTAAAATTGTATTTTGTAAACCTGTTGTCATTGCTTGACCAGATGCATAACCTACAGCTGTGTTTAAAGCATCGCCATTAACATTTAAATTTTCTAAAGATTTATATCCAATAGCTGTGTTTCTATTACCAGCATCTTCTGCTGTTAAAGCGCCGTAACCAAAAGCAACATTATAATCACCAGTTGTTAAAGCATCACCAGCTTCACCACCTACAAGAGTATTTCTAACACCTGTTGTAACTGATAAACCAGCGGCGTAACCTACAGCTACGTTATATGTATCTATAGCACTTGCGGGATCCATAGCTGATAAAGCAGTTCCTCCTATAGCTACGTTTCTACTACCATCAACGTTATCTCGTAAAGCATCTTGTCCAATAGCAACATTATTCCAACCTACAGTATCTGAAGATAAAGCTTGATACCCTATAGCTACATTATGCCCGCCAGTAGTAATTGCATCACCTGCTAATCCTCCTACAATAGTATTTTTAATTCCTGTTGTAACTGCATAACCAGCACTATAACCTAAAGCAGTATTATATGTGTCTGAATCAGAATCTGGATTCATAGTTTTTAAAGCATCAGTACCTATAGCTGTGTTTTTAGCACCGTTAACGTTTGTTGACAGTGAACTATCACCAATAGCTACATTATAACTTCTATCTGTTGTATTAGTACCAGAGTTAAACCCTATAAAAGTATTATTAATACCAGTTGTTAAAGCATCACCCGCTAAACTACCTATGAGTGTGTTTCTAACACCTGTTGTAATTAATTGGCCAGCTGTATATCCTATAGCTACATTATTACCATCACCATTAACATTTAGAAGTTCTAAAGCACCAGAACCTATAGCAATATTTTTACCACCACCGGTTTCATTACTTAAAGCCTGCATGCCAATAGCTACGTTATAACTACCAGTAGTTAAAGCATCAGCTGCAAAACTACCTACAATAGTGTTTCTAATACCTGTTGAAACACCTTGACCAGCGGCGTGACCAATTGCTATGTTATAAGCTTCAGCTCCAGCATTTTGTACTGCTAACGCATTACTACCTATAGCTACGTTATACCCGTGTTCATCTTCTGCGCCTAAAGCATTGTATCCTAAAGCAATATTATTAGAACCTGTAGTTAATCCATCTCCTGCCAACCCACCTATTAATGTATTAGTTGTACCTGTTGTAACAGACACTCCAGCTGAAGTACCAATCGCAACATTGTAAGCGTCAACACCTGCGTTTTGAGTTGCTAGAGCATAGTCACCAATAGCAACGTTTTTGCCATGAGCATCTTCCGTGCTTAACGCGTTGTATCCTATTGCAACATTTCTTTCTCCAGTTGTAAGAGCGTCACCTGCTGAACCTCCTATTAAAGTATTTCTAATACCTGTTGTAACTTCTTTACCTGCATCTTTACCAATAGCTACATTATAAGCTGAGCCATCATAATTTTGATTTTTTAAAGCTCTAAAACCTATAGCAACATTATCATTACCTGTATCTTCCGTGCTTAAAGCTTCATATCCTAACACTATATTTCTAGCTCCTGATGTTAAAGCGTCTCCAGCAAATCCACCTATTAAATTATTATATAAACCTGATGAAATTTCTAAGCCAGCGCTAAATCCAACAGCTACATTGTAAGCGTTACCCGCATCTTGATCTTCTAAAGCAAATGGGCCTATAGCTACACTTCCATGACCAGCATCTTCGGTTGATAAAGCTTTGTATCCAATTGCAACATTATTAGCACCAGTAGTTAAAGCATCTCCTGCTAAACCACCAATTACTGTATTTTGCGTACCTGTTGTAACAGATGTACCTGCGTGATAACCTATCGCTACATTATAAGCATCGGCATCGGCATTTTGTACGCCTAAAGCAGCGCGCCCAATCGCTATGTTTTTTCCGTGGCCGTCTTCCGAATCTAAAGCATATGCGCCAATAGCCACATTACTGCTACCAGAAGTTAAGGCCCCACCAGCAGCGTAACCTATTAAAACATTTTCAATACCGTCTGTTACAGCATCACCTGCCTCTCCACCTACAATTGTATTATGAGTTCCTGTTGAAATAGATGCACCAGCGCTAGCTCCAACAGCTACATTATAAGCGTCGGCTCCTGCATTTTGTGAAAATAACGCTGCGTAACCTACAGCTACGTTAAAACCATGAGTGTCTTCAGTAGATAAAGCTAGATTACCTATAGCTACGTTTCTATAACCACTAGTTAAAGCATCTCCAGCATAAGCACCTATAGCAGTGTTGCCATAACCAGTATTGGTTGCTGTTAAAACATTATAACCTACTGCTACGTTCTGATCACCTTCTGTTAAAGCGTCTAACGCAGCTATACCTATACCAGTATTGTATTGTGCAGATGAAATAGTTCCAGTAGTCGCGTGACCAATTAGAAGTGATCCTGTGAAGTTAGTTCCCTCAGCTTTAAATTGAAAAGCTGTGGTTGTACCACCGTAAATTTCCGTGAAGTTATCGTTACAAATGTCAAATGCTTCCCTCAGCGTAGAGCCAGTTCCGTCATTAGCACTTGAACCTATGTTTATAGATTGTTTAGCCATGTGTTATGTATTACATTTTGTTAGCATCAGCTGTAAAAAGATTTGAATCAGCTTTTAGTTCAGTAAAGTCTGCGCGCAAGTTAAACGCACTTGTCCTAGTATCAGCATTTATTATCTGATTACTATGTGTTACGCTTGATCGTATTCCTATTAAAGGCATGCTCTAGTATATTGCCATTATATCATCAGCAGTAGTTGCGATAGCAAAAATTCTACTAATTTCAAGTGGTAGAAAAGATCCAGCTGCTATGTTTTGAAATACTATTGGTCTATGTACCTCGTATAACTCACCACTAGCCATTATATCTGAATTACTATTACTAGCGTCTACTAAGCTAAGAGTAGTGTCACTATCTACAGCTGCTACAAAAGCAACTGTACCATCAGTAGTGTTAATTACTAAATCTCTTTTTTGCACAGTGCTAGTAAAATTCTGTGTACTATCAACTAGTTTGTTAGTAGTAGCACTAGATGTTTTACCGTTTTCAATTATTTTTTTCTGACCAGAAAGGTTAACACATACATTACCAGCAGTACCTATATACAAACCCGCGTTGTTTTCTGTATGAGCTACTGTTGTAAGTTGATTTAAATCTTTTAGGTTATCTAAATAGTTTATAGCAGCACTACCAATAGTACTAGCATCTTTTAGAATTACAGCTCTTCTAACTGTTTGTATACCTGGTTTTCCTGGCGCTCTATAAGCGTCTGGACTACCTGTTATATCTCCGTATGCCATTTTAAATTTGTTTTTTTATTATTATCTATTTTTATCTTTGTTGACTAAATTTATAGCTTTAATCATTACTTTATCTGAGTAAGAACCACCTTCCATTATTTTATTTCTTCTAATACTAGTTGGTAAATCTTCTGTTCCTAATAACATCCTGTATATTCTACTTATAAGTTGACTACACTTAAATGATGTTTTATATATTGTATATTTTTGAGTGGTGTTATTTCTTTGTCTCCAAACTGTTATCCAGTCATTACGTCTTAAACGTTCCCATCTATTTTTATCCCATGAAAAAGTATAAACCCCGTCAATATAATCTTTTCTTGTAAACAACTCCATACAGTCAAAGTAAATTAGAAGTTCTAGATCAGCATCTTTTAAATTGTATGTTTTACAAGCCCATTTTCGTATAATACGATAATGCTTTAACAAACCTATGCTTCTAAGATCTTTAGCTTCTAATTTTCTCACAAGACTATAACAACGTCTTGTTGTTTTATTACAAGAAATATATTTTCATCTATTTCTATGTTAAACCCAGCGTGTTTGTCGTAATAAATCTTATCATCAGTTTTAACGCCTTGAATTAAATCTCCTACGCTTTTTACAATACCTTGCCTATACCTTATGTCTTCTTTTATTTTATCTGTAAGAAGTAAACCACCTTTTGTTTTAGTAGCTTTTTCTTTTATTTCTTCTATAACTAAGTAATTACCTATCGCCCTCATTCTTCTCTCATATTACTAATTACACAATCAGTTGATAATATTGTTGAGGCAACAGATACTGCATTTTTCAACGCGCTTTTAGTTACTAGTAAAGGATCTATAATACCTTCTTTTACCATATGCACCATGTCACCTGTCACTACATTAACACCAAAGCCTTCTCTAACTATTGGTACACTGTTTTCTATTCCAGCATTTTCAAGTATATTTTTATATGGTCGCTTTATAGCTTCAATAAAAATACTAGCTCCATCACTATTATTATCAATACTGTTAGCAGCGTTTAATAAAGCTATACCACCACCTGGAACTATACCTTCTTTTACTGCAGCTTTTGTAGCATGTATTGCATCATCAACTCTGTCTTTCTTTTCTTTTAACTCTACATCTGAATTAGCACCTACAGATATAACCGCAACGTTACCAGATAATATAGCTAATCTTTCTTGTAGCTTTTCTGTTCTTAAACTAGGGTCTGAAGATTTTAATTGATCTTCAATGTCTTTTATTCTAACTTTAGCTTCTTCTGGTATTTCAGCTATTTTTAATACTGTAGTTTTACTATCAGATACACAAGTTTCACACTCACCTAACATATCAGGCGTAATTAAATCTACATCATCTCCATATTCTTCATTTATATGTGTAGCTCCTGTTATTGCAGCTATATCATCTAAAAAATCTTTTTTCCAGAAGTTAAAACCAGGTGGTGCAACCACACTAGCTTTTATGTTACCTTTTATCTTGTTCATTACTAAAGCAGCCATTGGTTGCTTTTCTAACTCACCTATAATAAGTATTGATCTATTATTTTGAACAGCATATTCTAATACAGTTTGTATTTTTCTAACTATGCTTATTGGTGAGCTTACTAGTAATATTAATGGCTTTTCTAATGTTACTGTTTGTTTAGCTGTATCTGTAACAAAATTAGGATTAGCATATCCTTGATTTATTTGTGAACCTGATACAACCTCAACAGTTGTTTTTTCTGATTTACCATCAACATCCATCATAACAGTACCGTTTTTACCAACCTTTTTAAAAGCTTCACCTATAATAGATCCAAGCTCTTTATCGTTGTTTGATGATATTGTTGCTACTTGATCAATCATATCACCTTCAACAGGTACTTTAATTTTTTCAAGATACTCAATGGTGCTATTACATGCTTTTTGAATATCTTCTTTTATTTTACGTAAGCTATCGTTTGTTTGTTTGCTGTTAGCTTCTTTTAATAAGCTATGAGCTAAAACAGTAGCAGTTGTTGTTCCGTCACCTGCTTCGCTTACAGTTTTTCTAGCTGCTTCTTTAATTAATGTAGCTCCTATATTTTCTACAGGATCTCTTAAATTAACAGAGTTAGCCACGGTTACACCGTCTTTTGTAATCATAGGTCTTCCCATGAAGTCTTCTAAGATAACACACTTACCGCTAGCTCCTAACGTGGAGCTAACAGCTTGTGTTAATTTATCTATCCCAGCAAAGACTTTATCTTTAGCATTACTACCAAAGCTTAACGTCTTCACAATGTCTTGTGGATTTTGCATTTAATTTAATTTAATTTAGTTAATGTTATTTAAAAGTTTTAATAACTTTTGGGCCATTAAGAAACTCTACTTTTTTTCCGTAGTGATCTACTGATCCATCGATAGCAGCTTCTGCTCCTTCGATTGTTTCTCTTCTGGTTACATCAATCCAAGTATCTTCTTCCTTTGGATGTTGGTACTCGGTTTGGTAAAAACCATTTGGTAGCTGGGTTATTCTCCAGCTTGATTTGTCAGCTAAATGCTTCCAAACTTCTACGGTTTCTTTGGAAATTTGTGGTTGACTATTCCACGTTTTAGTCGAATAAAAAAATGTCATTTGGTTTTGGTTTTAAATTTAACATTTGGTTTATGCCCTTACCCGGGCCGGTATTATTCTCCGCAAGGTTTGCCAGTGGCAATATTAACCCAGCGCTCTTTTTGAAACCAGTCTCTAAGTGTAGCACCTTTTTTACGAGCACCTTTTACATTAGATCCTC